ACACCCTCCTGGTATGTGAGGGTGTGGAAGGGGATGATGCCTAGGATTCAGCAGTACGCAAAGTATGCGGGGGTTTATGTCAAAGAGGTACACGTACACTGGCACGAAGATCCAAGGCGGGGTGCGTGCCCGCTCGGCGAAGAGTACAGAGGAAAGATTACTCTGTGCACGACGCCAACAGACGAGGACACAATCATCCATGAAGTTGCACACGTCGCAGTCGATGGCCAGCATAACGAGGAGTGGGCTAAGCTATTTGTCCGGATGGCTAACCAATTCCTTCCCAAGTACAAGGCGGCCATCGCAATCTACGACGCGTGGAAGTCATACAAGTCGGTAGCTAGGGTATGCCCTAACCCAATGGAGAGTTATGACTCGCAAGGCTGAGAGAGAAGTGCTGAGTATGTTCATAGAGGATGCCAAGCGTAAGGGCATATCACTCAGGGCGTACTGCAAGGAGATAGGGATAGACTACTACCACCTTACTGGCTTCCCAGAACCTAACAAGCCATTGTCGATTGAAGAATTGGGGGTACAAAAAGATGGTCGCAAAGCTGAAGATAGGTAAGGAGTACAAGGAAATGTACTTTGACTCCATCGGCAAGAGGGCGTACACCACTAGGATCCAGAGCGATATGGGACAGATGGAGATGGAATCAATAAGAAAGGCGCACTCTCTTGGGCACGTTCCAAGGGTCCACATCGACAACAAGATCAGCAGCTTCCTAACATGTATGACATGTGATATGATGGGGTCAGTAACCTCAGACGAGGGGACATCGGAAGTATATTGGAGGTGAAGTGTGGCACGTCGATCAGCATCTCAGATCCTGAGCGGGCTTGGGACCAGGCGGAAGACCCGTTCAAATACCAAGTCGAGTCTTTCTTACTCGACGAAGACCTGCCCAACGGATAAGAAGCATGGCTTCCTATACATTGGCACTAAGTACTGGGTGTGTCTGCATCAGTCGCACTACTACCCAGGGCGCAAGTACACATGGGAGATTACATGAATCCACCACAGAGTAGGCAAGCGGAGCGCGCACTGCTAGGTGCGTGCATCATTGACGGTGACGCAGCGCGCAACGTTGTTGATAGGATTGCAGAGGATGATTTCGCCGACCGAGAGTGCCGTGTCATCTACTCGGCAGTAAGGGAGTTAGTTCGCAGTGGATCTGCCATTGACGTGGTCACCATTTCCGACAAGCTAGATGGCAGGATTGATGAGGCTGGTGGGTACGCCAGCCTATGCGACCTAGTATCTGACACCCCTAGTAGCCTCAACTATGAGTCATACTTGGACATCATCCTGGCTAACGCTACCTACCGTGCCCTGCAGCAGGCAGCAAGCGGTATTAGTTCCCTCGCAGGTGGGGGTAGGGGCGCTCAGGAGGCCCTCTCAGAGGCTGAACGCCTGATTATGGCTATCGGTAAATCCCGTGCCTCTGGGCGATTTTCTGACATGTCCGAGGTAATGGACGAGACACTGAGCAGGCTTCAGGTTATGCAGGCAGGTGGATCTAGCGGTGTACCAACCGGAATCGCATCCATCGATAGCATTGTAGGGGGATGGCAGAAGGGTAACCTAGTCATCATCGCTGCCCGCCCTAGCGTGGGCAAGACAGCTCTCGCTACTGCGATGGCTGCTAACGCTGCTATCCACCACGGCAAGTCAGTTGCCATCTTCAGCATGGAGATGAGCAGAGAAGAGATCGGCAGCCGACTGCTGTCATCACTGTCAGGTGTATCACTTCACGACATCAGGCATGGGCTGCTCGACATGAGTTCCCTTGCTGAGGTAGTGGCTACTGCTAAGTCAATCAAGGACAGCAAGCTACGCGTTGAGGACTCATCCATCAATAGCCCAGGTGAGATGCGATCCAAGTGCCGACGACTTGCCCAAGAGCATGGCCTTGACATGATCATCGTTGACTACCTGCAACTGATGGCACCGGACAAGCACACGAAAGATAACAACAGGGTGTATGACGTGGCTGACATTAGCCGAGGGCTGAAGGCACTAGCACGTGAGCTTGACATCCCTGTGGTAGCACTGTCACAGCTTAGCAGGTCATCTGAGTACAGAGAGAACAACGAGCCTAAGCTATCCGACCTTAGGGATAGCGGAGCAATTGAGCAGGATGCTGACGTTGTGCTAATGTTGTGGCGCAGTAACGATGTGTCACTTGACGTGAGCACTGAGCCAGTTCACTGTAAGATTGCCAAGCATCGCAACGGTCCGACGGGTAGGGCAGAGCTTCTGTTCCACCGACCGACGGCCACATTTAGGGGGGCGTGATATGGAAAGGGTAATCAGTAGCGTTACCGTTGAGTGGGACTGTGATTGCACTGACGAGATGTGCTCACATGGATTCGATGCAGTCAAGGCTGCAGTTCAGAAGGCCTACGACCAGGGCGTAGAGGATGGTATCAAGAAGGCGATGGCCGAGGTACGTAGCGGGCTAAGGGAAGCACTAACAAACAAGGGCAAGCGCCTGCCGGAGGTGAGCAAGAAGACCAAGAAGGTACTGATCCAATGATCGCTGCAATCCTATCCTTATCACTAGCCCTGTGCAACCCCGTCGCAGTCGGGAAGGGCGACGCCACCTGGTATGGTGCGGTCGGTAGATGCGTCGACGGGTTCCTTCGCACGTGTACCCCATATCTAAAAGGTGAGCGCAGAAACTACGCAGCTGTGGGTACATGGAGATGGGGCGACAAGCCCTACACAATCAAGGTGTGCGCCAAGAAGACGGGCAAGTGTGTGTCGGCAGTAGTCCGGGACTTCTGCCGAGCATGCAAGAATGGGTTCGGAATTGTAGACCTGTCTCCCCAACTATTCAGGAAGCTTGCACCCCTAGGGCATGGACGCATTGTTGTAACTGTCGAGGGGATAAAGGAGCGGCGCAGGTAATCCCCGTCGCAAGAGACCTACCGCCCGCGCCACGCACCTACGCACCTTGTTCATAACAAAAAAATAGCCAAGCAGTTATTCACTGCTTGGCTATTTGTTTACGGCAGTTCGTATCCGTATGTAGTTCTAATCACATCAACGGTAGCATCTACTAGTTCGATTGCCATCTCCCTGTCATGCTGTGTCATCACCCACATACCCATCAATATCTCCCAGCATAGTGGGCAATAGTTTCCAGGTACTGGACCGAACGATGTGCCCCATGGGATGATAGCGTTATCTTGATTGCATCGACCACATGTTTCCATGTTAGTACTTTGCAACTGGGCTGATGTAGCTGGCAACTTCGTCGCCTGCTGCATTGCTAAGGCAGGCACTGGCAGCATCTTGCACTGCCTGTGCATACTCAATCTTAGTTGCTGTCTCACCAGGGTAATAGTCGTGGAAGTCAAAGTCTTCCACATCATTGATGCTTAGACCGCAGATACCTTGGAACCTGCGGTCTACATAGCCAAGGAACTTGTCGAAGTCCATGCTAATCGTCTCCGGCGATGACTGACTCTGGTCCATGTGTTGCCTCCTTCTCATCTTTTATAAGTGCCTCAATGTTTGGGATGATTTCGCCTTCAATGATGCCATCGATGGCCTTGTAATCAACCATCACATAGCCGCTTACTCCATCAACTACCTCCTCTTTGGTATTCTTGCAGCTGTCACAAGATGTCTTCTTGCGAATGACCCAGCCTACAACTTGACCACGAAGCACTGCATCGTACTCTTTTACTAGACCTTTGATGACTGATTCCCAATCACCATCTGGACCTACTGATATACCGTGTGCATCTGGGTTGGTGATGACTGCGAACCCACACTGACCACTGTCATATGGGTCTGCATATGGTGATGTGCTTACGCTTACACTACCGTGAGCTAGCAAGTATAGTGGCATGTGAGCTACTGCACCGGCTAGCATCGTTGACACCTCTTCTGCATCGTTAGGGTCTATCACCTTGTCAACAGGGATGTAACGCTGCGCCCCCTTCGTAGCCCAGATTTCAAATGCTCTGTGCTCTTCTGCGTATTCGCTGCCATACTCGTCATCGTGATACACCTCGTATGAGTATGTCTCGTTGTAATCCTTCTTGACTATTTCACGCCAGTCCGTCATCTTCTGTCTCCTTCTCGCTCTCGATGAGTTCCATTACCGCTTCATAGTAATGCTTGCCAATCTCTGCCCACTCAATAGATGAGAGGTATGAATTAATAGCGTCACCCATTGGGCCATTTGGTATGTCAGTGAACCACGCTTCTTCGAACATGTTCTTTAATGTCTGACCGCACTGGTATATGGCGTGGAAGTTCTGCAATCCTTCGTCAATGCAGTACTCAACCTCTTTCTTGCACTGCTCCATTACTTCATTGTCTAGTCCTTCTTCGTTAGTTATCCACAGGTTGGCGTTCCATGTCTCATAGTTAGACCAACCATTGTATTCTCTACACATGTTGCCTCCTATATGGGGTGAGTGGGGCAGCCTGTCCCAAGAACTGCCCCACTCTGTATTACTTGACGCCGCGCTTGCCGAGTTCGTTTCGGTCCTTCAACTTAGAGGTAGCCCTAATGATTACCTCGTACTCAGGACTTTCATACAAGTCCTGGAAGTCGTTGCGCGTAGCGTTACCGCACTTGTCGGTAGCGTTCCACGATGTGCTATCGTACTTGTTGAACAAGGCATACTCACGAGCCTGCTCGTGGTATTGCCTGCACCCAAGTGCATTGATAGCACCATTGAGGCTGGTTGCTACAGTCAACACCTTCATGTTGCTTGCTGAGTTCCAGCCATTAGCCTTAGCCATTTGCCTACCAATCTCTGGTACTGCAGCAGCTAGTGCTTTCTCTAGCAGGTCAATGTCATCAACCGTTAGGCTAATGATTGCCTCGTAATCTTTCAGGTCTCTTGCCTTAGGTACACCGTTCTTGAGTACACCCTGCTTCTTCTTGCCCTTAAACATTAGTTGCCTCCTTCTTATCTACATAATACCTGATTGCTTTACCGTACTTGCTACCAAGTACATCATCTGGACCTATGTACTGAGTCTCGAATTCAGTGACGCGGTCACTGTACACTAGGATATCTTCTGCTCCTCGTGTCGTCAAGTGGATGAGCAATGAGTGCAGATGTCGCAAGAATACTACCTCTGAATAGGTAAACTCTTCGCCATCTACTAGCCTGTTAATGCGTCTTGCATTAACTCCCAGTACATCAAGCAATGCGAACTGGATTTCCATTAGTCGTTCCAACTCATTGCTTTCGAATGACTGGAAGTTTGATAGTTCTTCCAGCGCATCGTTGAGAGCATCAGATGCACGACTTGCATAGCTAGATGCGTCGCTTGCTTGAGACTCAGCATTATCTGCTGCGTCATATGCGTCACTTGCTAGTGACTGTGCTCTTTCTAGTATAGACCTAACTTCATCGTAGTTACTCATACACAATCTCCTCTACATCTTTGAGCCCCGTCGCTGCCGCTGCTGTTTGGCAACAAGCTTGACGACAGATGCGAGCGTTAGGATTTGATTTATTGCTGGCCCCTAACTGGTCAACAAGTCTAGCAATCTCCTTAGTACTACCCTCGAATAGGAAGGTAGAAGCACCGATGACTTGCTCGATTGTCTCAAAGTCATAGACCGTTACTTGTACTTTGTGTGTCTTGCGACCACAAGTTTTCTTACTTGTCAGCTGCATTCATTCTCCTTTCTATTATTAGCAACAACTGTTCGACACTCTCGACAGTCCGCTGTCCCTTGACAAAGTCCCACACTGAGAAGGTGTCTATCACCTTACCATTGTATACAATGTCAACGAATGCGCCACCGTAGTACACATACTTGCGGGCTATATCGTCAACATCTGTGACGGTAAGTTCCCAGTACATGTTCAGTTTCTTTGTGTCGCCTAGTACCATTGCTCCTCCTTTCCAGCCCCGCCCCCGCCGATGACGACGAAGCGCTACGCCCAGCACACCGATGGCTGGGATAAAACTATTACTGCCAATCTAAGTCTTGGTTCTCTCGTCGGATGCTAGTGTACTTGTGTTCACCAGCACCACCGATGATGATATGGTCGAGCATTGTCAAGTCCATTAGTGCTGCTGCTTTGAGCACTTCACTAGTCAACTTGATGTCCTCGTTTGATGGTTCAGTGTTAGTGCTTGGATGATTGTGAACCAAGGCAAATCCCACTGCGTTCATAACTAGCAGGGGCTGAAAGATTTCTGCAATCCGCACGCTTGTGCCGGTAGCAGTGCCTTCGTACAACTTATTGATACCAATCACACCGTTCTGTCCATCAAATGCAGCCACGAATAACGCTTCTTTGGTAGCCTTATCACCATACTCTTCGAACATAGCAGCTAGGTCATCGGGTGTTACTACCCTGGTCCTATCCCCGTCGTCACCTGTGCGTACTAGTTCAATCTCG